GTAGATGACAGGTGGGATTGCTGGATCGAATACGAAGTTATCTTCGATGAAGGAAATGTCAAGAGCGTTAATCTAATAAAGTTTACAAAAGAAAGTGACTTCGTTCGGAAAGAACAAGAAAGACAATGGAAAAAAGAAATAGAGCGTGAGGCCGGCCGTTGGGTTAATCGCTTCTTTTTCTATACTAAACCTTATCGCTTTGTAGCACGCAATCTTCGCCGCGGCCTTTACGCATTAGCAGAATTTACCTATAAAATCGCAAACAAACTATGACTAAAACACCAGTAAAGAATCCTGAGCAGCTCAAGGTTTTCAACTCGCCTATCTACCGCAAAAAGATTAAGAAGATGGTAGAGATGACTAAGAATGTCTATGGCATTCATCGCAAGATTCCAAAGGGTGAGCTTCCTAAGCTCAAGGAAACAGCTTCTTCAAGCGAGAAGTCTGATCGTGCTCTTAAGGAAGCATATCGTCTGAAGATTGATGTTCTGCATTACTTTGCCACGCCAATAGCCAGCCATCGTACCATCGAAGTTGCACCAACCACTGATACCGAATCCTGAAATGGCTTACAAACTGTTTCTAGATGATATCCGCAAACCGCAGGATGTCACTTGGGTCGCGCTTCCACCTGAACCATGGATTATTGTCAGAAACTTTTTAGATTTTAAAGTAATCATCGGAACACGCGGCTTGCCAGAGCATGTGACATTCGACCATGATTTGGCAGATGAGCACTACGATGCTGGCCTATGGAAAAAAACGGGAATTGCTGATTATTCTAAACTGCAGAATCCAACTGGATACGATTGCGCAGTTTGGTTAATCGAGCATTGCCGAACATTCGACCTTGCTTTCCCAGCTTATACCGTTCATAGTATGAATCCAGTGGGTCGTGAGCGCATCAAGGCGGCAATCGAACACTACAAATCTTATCGCCAATCTACAATCAAATGAACTATACACTCATAGCACTTTTAGTCGTCTGGTCTTTTCTGGGTGCTTTTTTCTATGTCTCGCACGTAGATGATATTACCAATCGCTGGAAGCGACAGGTTGCTAGAATTATTAGCGGCCCATTAGTTTGGGTAACGGTAATTTTCTTTGGTATTCTCCGTTATATTTCTTTGCTCGATATTCTTTATGTCGGTTTAGTTCGTTGGCTAAGAAAGCCGTAATTATGAAAGAAGATTTAGATAACTATACTGCATTCGGTATCGATACCTTTGAGAAATGGATAGCACTTCCAAAAGCAGATCGTGAGCGTAGAGTAGCATATTGGCTTACTCCCTGGTACAAGAAGCCATACGCTATGGTATGGAAACTGCCAGCTTTCAAGCCGACTGGCGAAAAGCACGAAAGCGAGTTTAGCAAGGTTGATTCCTTCTTAAAGAAAAATTATCCGATTCAATTTTTAATTCGTGAGACAACAGAGGATATCGAATACTTTCTGCGGTATCGTGTCTGGAGCCGAGTGCTTGCTTTTTATAGTAATTGGATCAAAGGGCAGCGCGTCGAGATGCGTAAAGCAGTCTTTACCAGAGATTATCAGGACATCGATGGTCTGGTAATTGAGTTTCATCGTCAATGCCTGATCGAGTTTGTCGAGCGAGAAAAAGGATTTGAGTGGCATGACTATTCTCAAACCGAGGATGACAAGAAATTTGCTGATGAACTGCGCGAGCAGTATGATTACGCTACTCGTCTTCGTGCAATTATGCAGAAGGAGCTAGAAACCACACTAAGCAACGTGGATGTGGACTTCAACGATCCACAAGCTTCTAAGAATATATTTGCTACTTACGATGCTCTTGAGAAGAAATTCAATGACAGAGACACTGAGATGTGCAAGTGGGTCATCGAAAACCGCTGGCGTCTTTGGTGCTAATTTATGGCAACAGAACAAGACAGGTCAACTCCGTTTGAAGAAGATCCGTTTCCAGATGCAATCTGGGACGAACAGGCAGATAATTCTGCCAAGTTATTTGCGGAAGCAATCCGCGATCAAATCTACGACCTTGATGGATCCCAAATCGGAAATGTAAGTTTTGACCATGAAATGGTTGCAAATACCGATCATAGTAGAAAGGCGCGTTCGATTTTAATTCGCAGCAACTTTGGCGCTGTTATCGTTTTTCCTAACTTTAAAAAGAAAGGTCTGGCATCTGCTGCCGTCCTTAATCTAGGAGTTATTCGAGGCATGAAGCAGGAAGGTTATACTCCAGAGTACATTCAGGAAAATGGTAAAATCTACGGTGACATGAAACCGCACGATGCAAAAAGTGTTCAGATGTTTGCTTATTATCTTACTCACAAGATATGACATTTTCTCACCAATCAGTACGACTGATTAGTCATAGCAAGACTGCACCTGACGGCCCAGGCGCAATGGATATGCAAGAACTTGTTGCATACTGTGCGCGAGTTAGCAATCCAGCAAATCAGAACAATCTTGATACCTCAGAAAAGCTCGTAAGATATCTTGTCAAGCACAAGCATTGGTCGCCACTAGAAATGGTCTCGGCCACAGTCGAGATCAATACCACTCGTGATATCGCTCGGCAAATTTTGCGGCATCGCTCGTTTTCGTTTCAGGAATTCTCGCAGCGATATGCAGATCCTACTGCTGCACTTGAGATGATTGTTCGAGATGCTCGGCTGCAAGATACTAAAAATCGTCAAAATTCTGTAGTGACAGATGACGAAAATCTAAAGATTTGGTGGAAAGAGCGACAGAAAGAACTCATTGAGTTATCGGAAAGCATCTACAAGGATGCGACTGCTCGAGGAATTGCAAAGGAACAAGCACGCTCGATTTTACCCGAGGGTTGTACGATGTCTCGTCTGTATATGGCTGGAACTTTGCGCTCATTCGTGCATTTCATCGAGGTTCGTTCTGGCAACGGAACTCAAGCTGAGTGCATGGATATCGCCCGTAAGATTGCAATCTCAATTGCGCCAATCTTTCCAATGGTGCAAGAATTTGTTCAGCCAAAAGTTGCTGATAGTCAAGGAGATAAGAAATAAAAGTGGCTCAAGGCCATTTTTTGTTTTACAATCTCAATCTAAAGTATAAGATTGCTTCTGTTAAATCGATTCATCCAAATGAATACCAATACTGCAAATACTGCTAACACTACGACCGTCGCTGCTAAGACTACTAAGCCGACGACTAAGACCACGACGGCTAACGAGCCGAAGCGTGGCCTCAAGAAGGCCGAGGTTGTTGCTCTTCTCAAGGGCTTCAAGTTCCCCTCCGAGCCGTTCACTGTTCGCCAGGTCTATACTCAGATCGGCGCTCGTCACTGGTTGATCCGCTCCTTCGTCAAGAAGAATGCGAAGATCGTCGGTGATGCTCCGAAGGCCGCTGGCGCTAACGGCAAGGCGCGTGGCAAGGCTGCGAAGCTCTATCAGCTTCCTGCTGACAAGCTGACGTACTAATCGTCAGTCAGGCGCGCAGCGGCGCCTTCTAATGCCCGCTGCAAATTTTCATCATCGCCTCCCTGGTTGTCTAAATCATTGATAGCCAGGGAGAAGCGTTATCGTTGGTAGTCAACGACTTAGAAACTTTAGAGGCCTTTACTTTTTCGAGCAACTATGTAGTATGTTCTCATGATGAAACTGAAGCTCGAAAACCTCTCGCCTAACTGCAACGTTCTCCACTTTGGCGACCGTTCTATACTGTTCTCGTACGAGACGCCGGTTGCTGTCTGGTTGCGTGATTCAATGCACGGTCTTCCTACAGGTCTATACCGCACTGGAGAACACTATTCTCGCACGACCACCAAGCATATCAATAGATGGAAGATCGTCGTCAAGCCGTGGGTAACGATTCCGCAGTCATCAATTGAAACTATCGCTAACGGCCGCTGAGCTTCAACGGGTTACGTAACTTTCTCTCCTATCATTTTAGCTGAAACCTGTTAAGATTTCTACATGATGAAACTTACTACCAAACTGCCCAACGGCAAGCTCAAGGTCAATAAAGCGGCGGTTATCGCCCAGCTCAAGAAGCTGCGCAAGCAGCGCAAGGAAGTCGATATCCCTGGTCTGCTGCCTGTCTCTCAGCGCGAAGTCGAAGCTGAAGCTCGTGAGATGACTCGCTACAGCGCTGACAATCTGCGCAACCACTCTGAGGAATAAGACAGTGAGCGACAGACATAAAGAACTGCACAAGCAATTGGACGTGCTCCGAGCCGAGAACGCCGCGCTTCGCGAAAAAATTGCAGTTCTTGGTGAACTAGCTGTAGCGAACTGGGACGACAAGACTGTCGGCGAGTGCGATGCCATCACTAAGGATCCGCTTAAGTACAAGGATATGCTTCGCAGAATGTTTGTCGATCAGCCCAGAGAATTGTCTCAGCTACGCTCTGCGCTGATTTTTATTCGTTCAACCACAGATAAGTCTGGATTGTCGCAGGCACAAGTCATTGAGGAAATCGGTAACTACTGCGATGAAATACTTGGAAAGGAAGATCAGCCATGAGTTATAAAAACGTCCCTGAGGAACTTAGCCATGAGATCCGAGATGCATCCTTAGATGCTACTCTGTTTATCTTTGAAGATCCTCATCAGCCATGGTCGATTCGTGCGCGTGTGCGTGCCGAGGGCGAACTCGAGCCTGAGCTAAACGGTATTACCGATACAGATTTTTAACCAATGAATCATTCTAAGCACCAAATCGATGAAGACACCACTCGCTTTTGTCCAGAATGCAATGCTGACTGGCGCGGAAGTTTAATTCCTGCAGCTACGCGGCATCGCGCGCTTGACCTTGCCGAGGACCGCCATCTGGCAATCATGGAAGATCCACACCAGCAGTGGTCCAGCCAGTGGTCCAGCCGCCTCCCGCGCCCGAAAGTACGGGTCGACGATGAATTCATTGCTGATATGTTTGATATGTGCTAATTGCTGAAAAATAAATATGTATCTATCCGATTACAGTAAAAATCTCATATCAGCGGAAGAAAAGGTCGCGGAGTTGATCAAACAGCGCGACCAACTCCGAGCCGGGGTGGAGCAGGAGCGCCAAAAGGTGCGGGCGCTGCGCCAGACTTCCACTTTGGAGGCGAATGAACGCTTAATCGCCGCCGCGCCCGAATTGCTCGCCACGCTTGAGGACATTGTGGCGCTAGCCGACAAAATGGATTTTTGGCTCCCTCGAAATTGGCTGGCAGATGCACGCGCCGCCATCGACACCGCGAGGAAGGAGGCGAAGCAGTGAAAAACACAAACTCAACTCAAGACCGTGAAATAAGCCTAGCAGAGCAAGCGGCAGCCGAAGCTGCGCAGCATTTTTCAAATCTGCAAAGCATCATTATTGATCTCGATCAAACTATCAATGATTTGAGCGAAGTCATCTCTGGACTAACAGAAGAAAAAAGAGTTCTCGAAGAAGATAATGAAGAGCTGCGCCGAATAATTGAACAACTAAAAGCGTAATTTATGAACGAAGACCAATCCGACGAAACATCCGACAACGACACGATGGGTGGACCCACTGACCCAGTTCTTTTGCTGAAAGTGCGCGCCCGTCACGCTATCCGATGCTGGGACGAACTGACAACCACCACTCGTGCGCGTGCGTTTGAAAAGACTAAGCGCGCAATGGAACAGTTGGAGAGTGCTTGCGAAGATGTCGAAACAGCAAAAATTCAGAATGCTGTAGATGCGATGACGCCAGAGCAGGTTTTAGCATTTATTGAGATGATGGGGGTAAACGTAGACGAGCTGTCCTTTCGAGCTTCTGCACTACGCAAAAAACTAGAAAAAGAATGGGGAGCCGACGCCATAATGCGTCAGCACCTAACTGAAGGAGGAACACCGACATGAGTGTGGGAGCAAAAGTCATTGATACTATGAACCAAATTAAACAAAGAACCGCCATAGCCGAATATCTTGGATATATCGATGTGCGTGAGTATGTTGTGGACATGGACGATGATTGTCTTTCGTTGATGGGCAGAAAATCACAAAAAGAACCGTTGGAGTTTATTGAGTATTATGCCAATGACCTAAATGCTATGCACGAAGCAGAAAAGCACTTTCAATCACATCATCTCTGTTACGAATACAACAATATACTTTACAATATTCTTGGAAATACTGTTGGAAATCGAGCCGATAAGCCTCACCATTGGACTTGGCACGCGACGGCATCTCAAAGAGCAGAAGCATTTCTAAAAACTATTGGAAAGTGGGAAGAATAAATTATGAATAAAGAAGAACAAAGAATCACCATCGCGAAGGCGTGCGGATGACAGCTGAGGACATCCGCTTATGGCTGGATCTCGGTATGCCTGATCGGATTGACAGCGGTCCGCTTGACAGTTTTGATCTCAACGTCCTCTGGAAGGAGGCGCATCCGTGAGCAAGTCGTGGGAATGGGTATGGGTTAATCCAAACGAGGCAGTTCGCCGAATCAGCGAATTGGAGCGCGATCTTGCTTGGTACAAGGCCGAGTGCGAACGACTAGAAGACCGAAATGAGACGCTGGAGTGCGAGAATGCCCGCCTCCAGATGGAACTAGATGCATCGTGGAATGCTGAGGAACTACGCCAAGTGCGTGCCGAGCTCGCTGCGCTGCAGGAAGCATCTCAAAAGAAAATTTTATGAGTTATTCTAACATTCCAGAGGAATTTAGTCATGAGATCCGCGATTCTGAGCTTGAAGCTACTCGCTTCATCTTCGAGGATCCTCACCAGTCATGGTCTGCTCGTGCGCGTGTTCGCGTCGAGCGCGATCTTGAGCCTGAGCTGAATGGCATTACTGACACTGATTTTTAAACTATGAAGAAGCAAAAGTTCGACATTCCTAACATCCGCATCAAGTATAGCTTGACTCGCGGTAGCAACATGAAGAACGTCCGGCGCGTTTACAACGAGAACGCATGGGTGGTTCAATTGCTGCATAAGAAGCAGTATTACTCTGCTTATTTCTCTGACTTTCGATATAACGGTTGCTGGGCGCAGAGTGCGGTCGCTGCCAAGATTTATCTGCTCAAGCTCCGCGATGAGCTGGGCATCATCTCTAAAAACTAATGAATCATTCGAGGCATAGAGTTAACGAGAGCACTACACGCTACTGTCCAGAATGCAATGCAGACTGGCGCGGTCCTCAGATCCCTGAGAAGACTCGGCATCTATATGCCTCGAATGACGGTTACTTTTCTCGCCTTATTGGCGTAGAAATTCTGGGCGGCTACGATGGCGTCGACCATTGGCTATGTCCAGATTGCAAGGCAACATTCAAACGTTTCTAAAACTATGAGTAAATTCTTTATCTTTATCGGCAAAAATCTTGCTGCTATTACTGCATATATGTGGCTTGGATTAGCGCTTATGAACGTGATCTGGGAGCATAACTTCATGATTGCTTTCTATCAGTTCAATCTGTCGCTTGCATGGGCGTTAGTTCATAGTTATGAAAGCTCAGAGCGGAAGCTAATCGATGAGATTAGCGGTAAGGATTCCAATAAAACCTGAGATCAATATTACTGGCGGCACAAAGAAGCAGCGGTTTCTAGTTCAAGAAGCCGCTGATTTTTACTTGCGTCATCTGCTGACTGTTCAGCAGACTGATGGACTAATAGTAGACATCGAACTCGTCAAAGGCTTATTCGCCAAGGAAGGCTATAAAGCTGACGTGGGATCTATCGGCGATGATGACGAAAACGAGTTTGAGCTGAGGATCGATTCATCAATGAACCTTGCTGCAATTCTACTTGCTCTTGCTCATGAGTGCGTGCATATCAAGCAGTATGTCAGCAAGGAGATGCGCGAGACTAACGACTGGCATCTTGTGTTCTTCAAGAACAAACTTTACGATACCAAGAAGCTCAAATACTTCGACTTCCCCTGGGAGATTGAAGCCTATGGGCGCGAGGATGGACTACTCTACCGCTTCGTCAGCGCAAAGAAGCTGACGAGAGCCCGCTGGTATACTCGCGATCCTGACTTTCTTTAATGCAGACCCATGCCCTTGCGGACATCGTGGTACATTGCATCCTTGTGAGCAGCGCTCATCTTTGATGGCGCGCCAGCATGGAATGATTTCTTATCACCCGCTGCAGCATGGGCGCGCATTTTTGAAGCAGAGATACCAGTAGTACCTTCTGCATCTGGATCGCGTTCACCTGCGGAATGCACAGTGATCGACTTGAAGTTATAACCCGGATGTCCATCCTTTGATGGCTTGCCGTTGTACTTGTGCAGCAGATTGTGCAGCTCTTCCTTGCGGTCAGATCCTGCAATCACATGAAGATGCTGCACACCTTTCGAGTGCAGTTCTGATGTATGGTGTAGGATCGTTGGCTTTTCTTTGCTCGATGCAGTGACATTCGTACCTGGGAAAGCATGCTTCGCGTGCTTTACCTTTTGCTCACCGCTTAACGGATTCTTCTTTGCATCCTGTGAATGCGACACCACAAGAGTATGGCCAGCGTTATGATCCTTGGCTACAGAATGCAGCTTGTTGACGAGCGCTTCATGGCCTGAGGTAATAGGATTCAGACGGCCGAATGCAAGCACATGGTGCTTTTCGGCTGCTGCAGCTTCCTTTAGAAATTCGGCAAACGTTTTCATCAGCAGTTCCACTTTCTGAGTGCAAGTGCCTTGCGTGTAGGCTCACCGTTTGGCTTCTTCATCGGTCCCTTAACTCCGCTCATACGCGCACAAAATGACTTGCGGCGATTGTATGCCTTGCTACCCTTCTTAAGCTTCGATGGAGGTGTAGTGACAGGTGCTTTCAGATTACCACCGCTCTTACGGTTGTAGTGATCGCGTCCTTTCTGTGTCAGTCCGCCTGTCGAGCTCTTATGGCCCTTTGCATCGACTGCTGCCTCATCAATAGGCGGATTTAGTTTTTCCTGCTGCTCGGTGAATTCTCGGAATGTTAGCATGATTATGCTCTCGATTTTAATAGGTTAGCTTTTGCAAATTCTGCGCGGTTAACAAGCTTCGTAGGCTCAGTCTTGCCTTTGAACTTGTGGTTAATGACAAATCCTTCAGGCTTCGACTTGACGCCGCCGATATGGTGCTGCAGTCCGCCTTCGTGCTTTTCTAGGTTACGCACCAAAGTATTCTTTGCTTGCTGCAGATGATGGTGCATATTCAGTAGATGCCCATAGTGTTCTGCGTGCTGCTCAACATGAGCAACATGAGATTCGCCTTCTGCTTTACGCTTTGCAATTCCAGCAGGTGACTTAAGCTTGCTTGCTTCGTGCTGATACTTAGCAGTGATATGCTTCTTCAAACCGGCAACAGAAGGTTTCTCGTCAGTACGAACTGTGTGATTGATGTAGGTTGACAGATGACCTGCCTCACCGCGATGCTTTTCGGTAGCGGAGTACATCTTTGTTCCATGCGTATCATGGATCTTCTTTGCTGCAGCCATATGCTTCTCAAAGGATGATTGCTCATGCTTAGGATAGTCAATCTTGCTGGTATCGTGCTCAGCAGTCTTTAGATGAACATCCGGATGCTGATTGAAGTGCGAATGATCGACATGAGGGCTGGCAGACATATGCTCCAATCCTGGGTTCTTTGGATTGTGCTGGTATTGCTGGTGCACCACAACTCCGATATGCGCCCGCTTTACCTTATTTGCTTCCTCGCCGTGAGCAGTATAAGTG